GTAAAATCGGTAACGGCTGGAAATCATTCAATACTCGCACTATCGGAAGTTCACCAGCCAGCCGCAGTATTCTGCCATGACAAGTTGCTGCGGCTTTTATGTTGAACGGATCAACAGCCAGACCAGCAGACACGCCACCACTGGCACAGAAAAATCCATAAGGCTTGCCAAATCCCACACGCGCGGATCAAAACCGCCCCACCACGGCATATTCATACGCTTGCCATGTCCGAACATTTCAATCCAGCGATATTCTGCCTGGGTGTGTTCACGCGCAATGAAGAACGTACAACCGGCTATCGCTCCGTAAGCCCAGTTCCCGGTAAAAAGACCAATCAGTAGCTGCGCAGCCACAGCACAAAGTGCATGAAGTAAGGGTGTTATATCCATTTTCATCCTACCCAATAAAACGGGGCGCTCGGCCCCTTAATATTATTTAGACGCAAGCGCCGCCTCAATTGCAGATAACATTTGTCTTAATTCTGCGTTTTCTTCTTCCAGTGCTGTTATTCTGTCGTCTGACTCTCTGGCTACCTGAACAAGCAAGCCAGTAACACCAGAATAATCTACAGTGTAATACCGTTCACCTTCTTTACCTAAAGGATGACAAAATCACATAAATAATTTAAAAATCATAGCATTAGATTACTTAATGATTAAATAATAGACTGCAAAACGCGACAAAACACAACATATCCAGTCACTATGAATCAACTACTTAGATGGTATTAGTGACCTGAGACAGAGCATTAGCGCAAGGTGATTTTTTGTCCTCTTGCGCTAATTTTTTGCCACACAACAGTCACATCTTCAAAAAATATGCAAAGCTTAGGGTTAATCGGCGGATGATTTTTGTCCATTCATTTTGCGCGGGTAAGTTATGTGGTGGGTTATCGGCATCCTTTCCGTGGTTGTCATCGTGGCGACGCTTGTCGTTAGGTCACTTCTGCAGGATATTGATAATGACTATTAGCCATAAGTGGTTTCAACGCTTTGGGTAATGTAGTAGGCCACCCAGTTACCTGACTCATTAAATCTGTAAGCACAATTCAAACGAATCGGACCGATATTATTGAATGTGCTGAGCGTTGTCCCACCAATACCATTTTTAACCAAAACTGTTGGGTTAGCAGATGATGACCCGGCTATCTTTATGTAAACAATATCACCAACTACGGCAGACACTTTATCCAGCTCAATTGAATAGGTGAAGGCACCTGTACCAGCACTCATGATGATGTAGTACCTGGAGGGGTCAAGCCTTGGTTCTATTGTTAAAGTCCCAGCTGCTGCCACAGTGTAGTCGAGAAAGGTTCTCACCTGGAGGCTTGTATTTTGTGGAAACCTCGCCCTTGCCCTGTTGAAAGCGGAATCCATCACTGCGTAAAGTGGGCGAACGTTGTTTCTGTAGGATCTAACCAGAACATCACTACCGTGGAAGTCGTTGCTTTGTGATCCAGAAAGTGAGTGAACTGCCTCGACCTGGTTAATTGTCCCCTCTCCGACATAGCAGTCAGGGCTATTAACCACAAAATCGACGAACCTGATGTTTTGCGCAAAGTATGAGTTCAGGCGGAATGTGCTGTTTGTCGAGTTAACTACTGACTGAGCATTTGTGATTGAGTTGCCGACGATTGCGTGAATAGAGTTGATAGTCACTTCCTGGCAGTCAACCAGAAGCACCGCATCGTAAACAAGGTCAGTGGCAAATCCATCACTTTTATAGACTTCAATGTTTCCGATTTGCAGGGATGGCCTGTTTCTGGCTCGTACTCCGTTTTGCTTAACGTTGACGTGTACGTTATCGATAAATCCACCTGGCTCGCTGGCTGGGTTGGTTAGGTCGATTCCAACAAATGCCCCAAGCCCTTCGCTGTCCTTGACAACAAACCCTTCAACGCCGTCACTCAGTTCGACAAACTTCCACCAGTTGTTTGTGTTGAATCTGATGTCTACACCTACGTTACCTCGAACGGACTTCATCTTAACGGCCACGCACTGGAATTGCGTACCTTCAACCTGCTGCACGTTATAGCTGCCGTATCCAGTGACATGCACTGAGCCGCTAAAAGCGTCGCCAATCAGCATGCCATTTACCCACGAATACTGTAGCACCGTCAGGTCATCACGCCCCTGTTGAGGACCGAAATGCGCTCCTAATTTGAACTTCGCCCGGTGCGCAGTGAACATTTCCTCCCTGAGTGGAGTAAGAATACCGTACCGACCATTTCCGTTTTCCAGGCGAATCATGAATTTTCCGATGTCGGTTTCTCCCTGGGAATAACTTGACTCCGGGTAGCTAACGGCCAGACCTACGGTCGATGCTGAGTCAGCATCCTTCACGCATAACTGGGTTTCTGTCCCAGCCGTATAAATTTTCACGCCATAGGGAACGGTTACGCACGCCGTTAGTGCGGAATCCCCTGTATGGTAGTTATCCATATCCAGAGAAACACCATTTGTAGGGCTCACCAGATATTTTCCTGCTGGCCAATAGAGTACCTTAGCTCCGCAATTGGACCAGCGGTTTAGGGCAAGAGTGTCATCTGCAATACCATCTCCCTTTGCTCCGAAGTGGTAAGGGGTAAGGAGATAGGTGTTGTGCTGATGTTGAGTAATAGGTACAGAATCAGCATATGGCTGTTTAACAATAACAAGCGCATCTCCTAGGCCAGTGTCAGGGTTTAATAATTGCTGTCGCAACTGATCCGGGTCATACTTCAGCACATTAGGAAAATAGAACTGCTGCACACCGTATGCATCATAAACAGCCATCGAATGGCCTTGCACAGTTACGAACTTGGCAATCTGTCCGTTATATACCGGGTAACCAGCCGCATTAATGATGATTGGTTGCGAAACAGGAACGTGAGAACCGTCTTCGTTCTCTATATAAACCTGAATCTGGTTTTCAGGATTTACCGGGTCAGTGTCAATTTTACCGATATAGATTTTGCCATTGGCTACGGCTTTAAAAGAACGAGCCATAGTGAAGAGTTGCGAAGGCATGCTCACTACAACATTGGCTGTAATGTCTGTCATTTAATTTGCTCCAGATACAAGGAATCGCCGCAGCGTGGCTACGGTGAATTTTGGGCATAAAAAAACCCAGCCGAAGCTGGGTCGTTGCGTTGGTTATCTGTCAGTAGTTATGTACTGAAGGAGGTAATTCTTTATTCTTAAGTCTCATCCATGCGGAAAGATTCGTTGGTCCGTCTGGCTCATTGATATCAACATCTCGTGAGTGATTGATTAAAACGTCTCTCGCTATATCGATAATACGGGAGAACTCATAACCGCAGTCATGACATCTGCCGGAATAGTTCGATTGAATTTGTTTCAGCGCCGGATACAGTTCGCGGAATAATGCTTGTGAGCGGTTGGCATAATCCCATAGCCATACAAGGCTGTTTGCTTCTTTTTCAGAAAGCTCGTTGGTTTTCTTCTCTTGTTTGCCGATAAACTCGCCTTCAAGCACTACCCTGTGGATGTACTCTACGGCCAGCGGGATTTGTTCAATTGAAAGTTCATCAATGTTGTCAATACCAAAACGCTGATGAACCATATTGTATGCATCGTCATAGCGAAGTCCTTTCTTTCCTACCAGCATGTTTACTGCATCGCGTAGCGGTGTTCTTTCCTCAACAGTGGTTTTCTTTCCTTTTACATACTCGCCATGTTTGCGAATTGAAGGCAGAACTTCTGCTGTTACCCACTTGCGGAATTTGTGCGGGACTGAACCTTTATTGACTGCATCGCGGCAGCGCAGAACCAATGTATACATACCTGATTCGCTCACAATGCTTAGATTCTGCTCACCACCAAGGGTGTAACTTAAAGTTACTCCCTTTTCATCGTCATCAAGTGCAGTAAGCGCCTTGCGTGAGTTAGTCAAATCTAAAGCATCACAAACATCTTTAGCTACAAACCACAGCTCACCGCACTTGTTGATGACGCGGATTTCACTGTCGCCGAATTTGAAGATGGTGAAATCGTTTTGTGCCTTTGCTATACTTTTCATGTCAATATTTCCTAATCCGATTTGTTGATGCCGAAGCCCTGACTGTTACAGCAGTTGGGGCTTCAACTTTACGCACCAATGCGCCCTTCCTTCTTAAAGCTTTCCATTACTCGCTGATAAATCTCAGAATTAACAGACCGACCATTTTCTTCCGCCACCTTGCGTACCAAATCCAATACTTCTTTAGGCCACCGCAAATTGAACTGTGGCATTTTGCTCATTCCTTTCATGTTCACCTCACAATATAGGTCCACAGTGGACCTATTGAGAATATAGTAGAGTGCTTCTATCATGTCAATACACTAACTTGGAGTGATGGCATGGCTAGAGATGATCCGCACTTTAACTTCCGTATGCCTTTGGAAGTAAGAGAAAAATTGAAATTAAGAGCCGAGGCTAACGGAAGGTCAATGAACTCTGAGTTATTACAAATCGTTCAGGATGCACTATCAAAACCATCACCGATTACAGGATATCGCGACGAAGCTGAACGCTTGGCTGATCAGCAGGCTGAGCAGTTCAAGGCTATAGTGTTTGAGACACTTAAAAAGATTTATGAAAAGGATTTGAAATGAGATTTCTATCACTGTTCTTGTTAGCAGTTGTCTCTTCTTCCAGTGCTGAGCTGCGCGAGCTTCAAACGGGTAATGACCTTCTTTACAACATTCAACAAGGTAAAAAGGGTGATGATTTTTCATCGCTTTACATTACTGGATATTTGCGCGGAGTAACTGACTCATTGATACTAATTGGTTCTCTATGTCCTCCTGATGGCGTTGACATGTATCAATACACCGATATCGTTGAGAAATATCTAAACAAAAACCCAGAATCAAGAAATGAGAGTGCAGTTATACTAACCGCCCTAGCAGTAGGAAAAACATTTCCGTGCAAAAAGAATCAATAACAATAAGGGCTTAAAATGAAATTGATTATAGCAATGGCTTTCCTTGTCTTCTCGTTTTCTGTCTCAGCAGAGTGCTGGGTCGTTGGAGATATGCACGGAATAAGCTATTCAGAACGAAATAATTTTCAACCGGAAGAAGATGGTTTTAGTGGAACATTCATCATTAAGACAAACGGTGAAGATGCCAGTATCACATATTCTGGGACGGATGCGGGCGGCATGGCTTACAAAGCATTGTCTAAAAACTCCATCATTGGAATCGGCGCGAATGGCGAAACTCAACGAGTTATCGACTCATGGGTAATACATCCTAATGGAACAGTTTTAATGTCGAAAACCATTTCTGGTTATGGGAATATGGATTCAACCAAAGCTTTTGTTGGAAAAGTAAAAAGAAAATGTTAACGATTGAATCCAATTCCCCATACGTTACTGCTGTGTTGCCTCAGTAGCAAGCAGCGGCCTGATGGCATTTGCAGCGTTACTCAACGCTCTTTCATAGGCTGGCGTTCCAGCTTTAGTGTTTGCCAGACGTAAGAGAGCATTCCTTGCTGCTTTGGACTCATACAAACGCATCATTGCACCAAAGCCAGCCTCAAGCCCCATTGATACACCAAGAGTCGCAGTTGCGCCAATCGTCCTTATCCTGTTGGCTTGTGATTGCCCCGTCTGAGTTACTACATTTGCGGTGTCTGACCTTGCTGTTTGCTGTAGAACTTCATGAAGAGCATCAAGCTCTTTCATGTGCTTTCCAGAAAAAATAGTGTTGTAAATTTCACCGCCTGACTGAGATTTCAGCTTATTAACTTCAGTGATGAACTTGGCTGGAGAGTCACCGGCCTTTTCCGCTATTTTGCTGACGTAAGCTGCACGCATAGCATCTTTCCCTTTATCATCCAGGGCGCTCCATATTCGTTTCACGTCAGATGGTTTTCTGCTTAATACAACGGTATTTATAAGTTCAGGACTGGCTTCACTGCTTGCCTTGTTGAGCTTGTTAGCAATGTTTTTATTAAGCACCTTATTATAAACGTTTGCATAATCGGAATTTGCTTTAAGGTATTTTGCTGCGTCTGATGCACCGAGGTTTTTAGCAACTGCGTTACGAAGGTCTTTTGACATTGCATTCTCTACCATATTGGTAGCTGCTTTTGCCTGGTTGGGGAAGACCATAGCATCTCCCTGAACATTAGATCTAAATGCTGTTCTGTGCTGACGCAAGAGATCAAACGTAACATCCAAATCAGTTGCAGGGTTTGCTAATTCTTCACGTAGGTTACGCAAGGATGTAAGCAGGCTTTGATTGGCAGACGTCCCAAGCCGTTCCTGTCTTGCGATCGCTGTATTCAGAGCATTCATGGTATTTGTGGTATCAACTGCGGCATTACCCATTTTATTGGTGACGTCATTGATAACAGCGCCAGCGGCATCCTTCCGCCCCCTTAACGTGGTGGTAAGAGATTTCACCACATCATCAGGGTTGTACTCACCAAAACGGTCAAAATAATTACTTACCAGCTTACTACGCGTTGCATATTGCTCCGCTCGCTTTGAGCCTGTCCCGAGCAAAGCCCCCTCGGCATCCTGAGTTAGGCCGCGAGTGAAAGCATTTTTCGGCGGGATAACATCAGATGTCATTGGTGTCACGCCCATCGATTCTGATGTGGCAATTTTCTTCGCCACTTCTGGCGCAATATCACCTTTTATAGCCGTTATTCCACGCCCTATTCCCTTTGCTGCTGCGGAAAGAACACCCTGAGTGGCAAGGTTAACTCCGGCATTTTTAGCTGCATTTTGTGCGAAATCGCCTTTCTGATTTGCGGCCTCTGCCAGTGATCCAATAGCCATGCTTCCTGCCGTTCCAACTCCTGGAACTAAATACCCACCAATTGTTTCACCGGCTTGCGCGTAGGGGTCTGTCGGTCTGTCTACTGGACGATAAACATCATCCAAAACCTTGGGTCCACCAAGCCCCTGACTGATTGCATTAATCAGACTTGCGCCGCCCTGCAATACGTCAAATGGTATGTTTACCAGACCACGACCAGCCTGTTCTGCAATTTGCCCTGCACTTTGACCACCAGTGAGCCAATCGCCAGCTTGTTGCATCAATGATGGTTCTTCCCGTGTTGGTGCATTATTGGCCTGATTAACTATTTGTTGCTGAACAGCCTGACCAGCAAAATACTCATCAATGGCGGTGCCAATATCTTCGGTGCTCGTACCATCAGGAAAGGTAAATGTCTTACCGTTTGCAGTTACTTTCATCATTCCACCGTAAATTGAATGCCTGATTTTGAGGTATATGATCCAACCTGATTCCGTGGTTCTCCTGAAGGTGTCGAATCTTGTGCTGGCGCTGCGTCAGTATTCATTGACATATACCGCTTAACGGCACTCCCCAATGATTCACCTTTTTTAACATCCAACCCCAATATCTGACCGCCATTACGCGATTGTCCAGGGTTGCCATTCGCGCTCATCCACTCGGCTTTAAACTCATTAAACTGCGCGTTTCGTCGCTCAAGGTTTGCCATTGCATCAAGCCATCTTGCGACCGTCTCAGGGTTATCCATGTCAGTTGGCGCACCCTGTCGAACGATCTCAACGTCTTTATCCGTTGCTGGGCCGGGAGGTAGGAATTTAAGAACCTGACTGTTAACAAGGGCATTTTGGCGAATGCGCAAATCACGCAATGTTGTATCGCTTCCGGTAAGTTTTGCGAACATGTTCTGTGCGTTACCGAACAAACCTGTCGTTGGTTTTTCTGCTCTGAACTGTTGAGCAAGCGCACTCATAGAATTGGCTGAGTTTGATGATGCTGTAGCATTGTTTACAGCCGTCTCGATGCCTTTTTCCATGTTTACTGACAGCTTAGGTGCTTCGCTAATCAACTGCTGAGCCTTTTCCTGCGCTTGCTGCATCTTAAACCCGAACTCTTGCTGATCCAGAGCCAAGCGTTGTGCTGCGATATTGTGCCCAGTCATTGCTGACTGATAGGAAAGGTTTTGCCCTCTCGCCTGAAGTGCTTCACCAGCCTGATTGCTGCGGATTGTCTCTGCCAGCCTGCCTCGGTCAATCTCACGACCAGCCATCTTGTCCTGAACAGCAAACGCCTTTTCTGGTCCAAGCGCACCGAGAGACATAGTAGTCAGCATGTGTGATAGCTGCTCTGGATTCTGGATACCTGTCTGAATCATCCAGTCAGCATTAGCACCAACGCGATTTAACCTGTCCTTGTTGTCAGTAATGAATTTACTGTAGGCTTCCGGTCCCTGAGAAAGAGCGACGTTAGCCCTCATGGCTAAATCGCCCATATCGTTGCGTTGCTGCTCATTAAGACCGGAAAACGCCTGTTGTGCCTGTGCAACAAACGCTGGATTTTCCTGGGCAAACTTAAATAGTCCAGATGGATCACCAGAAGCCCATGCATCAGCGTGAACCTTATTGAACGCACTAATAGCTTTCTGTTGCTGTTCCTGATTGTAAATATCAGCAACTCCAGCCAGACCACGTAACGCGGTCAGACCAATGTTATTTGCACCTGAGCGAGCCAGTTCATTGTTTTCGCGGATCAGACCAAGCGTTGCGTTAATGTCGCTTGCCTTTGGCGCATTCTCATTTTGCGTACCGATGCCAGCCAGAAAACCACCAGAATTAATACCCTGTTGCCACGTAGCCATTGATTACCCCTTAAAACAACGAGCCAAGCAGACCAAGACCGCCGCCGATCGCAGCCCCCCACGGAGTTGATGAACCAATTAATTTCGCAAGTCCGGCCCCAGCAATAGCACCAGACGCACCTCCGCCAATAGCAGATTGCATTGCTGATGGTCTGTTGGCATTTGCCGCTGCAAGAGCCGCACTTTGCTGAGAAATCTGACTCATGTTGTTGGCATATGTTTGCCCGGCGTTTGCCTGCCCCTGAAGAGCGCCAAGACCGATATTTGCCAGGTTGTTGTAATTGTTCATTTGTCCAGATAGCCATTGCTGACCTAGCGTTGGTGCGATTGTTGCTAACTGATTACTGGTTGCGGTGGAACCTAATCCACCTGTTGCTTCCGCTGCCGCCAGACTCTGATAACGAGCCTGACCAGCAAGATCTTTGTACTGCTGAGAGTTGTAATACTGGTTAAGTGCCTGACCTTGCCCTTCCAGAGACGATAAGTTCTCGAGGCTGCCGACATACTTATCAGCCAGAGGAGTAAACGGCTTCAGGTTGTTCATGATGGTGTTGAACTGCTGATTTTGCAGGTCTGCGGCATACTTCTGAGCTTCTGCTGCATACTTTGCGCTTTTATCAGAGCTGCCACCTTTCCCGCCTTTTTCAGGGCAATAAGGTTCCTCGCCGCGCAGTTTTCTGCCCAGCTTAAATGCATATAACATGGCTATCTCCCGTGATTCAGGAAGTCGATTAGTTCTTCGCGTGTGGCGCTGTAAAACGTCACGTCATCAACGCCTTTGAAGTATTTCTTGATGGTTCCTACACGCTTAAGGCCAATCATTGCGCAGTACATCTGACCGTGGCGGAATTTGCGTGCAGCGAACGATGTGACGCACTGAACAGTGGTGTTAGTCAGAATGTATCGCCAGAACGCCAGCCCGATTTCCTTGCTGAAGCCACGAACCTCTGGCAGGTACATGGCGTGGCAATCGAATGTCAGCGGCTGAATCTCCTGATAGTAAACAATGCCGCCAAACTGACCGTGCACGTTAACCTCAAAGTAACGGCATTCAGGCTTGTAGTCGTATCCATCACCGTTGTTGCTCCCGGCAATAATGTCAGGGTGATTTCCGACTGCTTCGATCAGGTCGATGTTTCGCGTTGGTTTGAACTGAATCATCACTGCTCCGCGATTATCTTGATGGTTGTGGCAGTAAACGCCGCCCCATTTGACTGAATGGTTAACGTGCTGCCATTTGTGGCAAGAAAGCCGTCTTTATCCACGCTGAAGAACGTAGCTAACAGGATGTTATCGGTTGTTGTCGCCGAGTTACGACTGCTTACCAGTGTGTCAGGTACAGAACCGGAAAATGTTAGCTGCATTGACCTGTTGGAGGTTCCGCTGGGCCACGTCCCGACAATCGACAGCTTGAAGAACAGGGTTTTGTTCTCGTTGAACACAACCATCTTGTTGTTAACGGTGTCGAAGAATGGTGCCAACGTGCCTGATGACGGCGTGAGCGTTTTCAGCAGGCTAACAAGGTTGGTAGGCGCTGTTGGAATGGTTACCGATACTCCTGAGTAAACAACCTCTGATTTCTTGCGCGTGGTGGCATACTCAAGCGCAGATATTCTTGTTGAGTGATCACCAACTGTGCTTTGTAGCGTCGAAATACTTCCCTCTGCCGCTGTGAGCCTGGTATCAAGTGCGTTGATATCGGTTGTATTCTGAGTTATTCGCGCATCATGGTTTGCTAACTCAGATTCATTGGCAGCAATTCGCGTCTCGTGATCAGCCAGCTCTGTTTCGGCAGCCGTAATCCTTGTTTCATGATCTGCAAGAGTGCTTTCCGCTGCTGAGATTCTATGTTCATGATTGATGAGAGTTGCTTCAGCAGTTTCAATTCTGGATTCATGGTCTGCAAGGGTGACATCCTGCTCATCATTCTTCACCTGTGCATCATAAGCCCCCTTCCCTGCTTCGTTGGCCTTGTTAGCCACATTACCAACATCAGTACCCTGTGCAATAACGTAAAGCAGATACGACTGAGAGAAGATATTGCGTGGAAGGACTGATGTATCGAGCCGCGTAGCCTGGATGATTACTGGCTCATTGAGATTCGAATCAGCCATTACTCAATCCTTATCTGGCAGCCAGACAGAGTTACAGGTGACTTCGTGATAACGCGCAATTTGAAGCCAACATTTTTCCTGATGCGCCCTACTCGCTTCCACAAAACGCGTTTGTCGTAAACGAACGGTTCATTCTGCTCAATCATCTGCTCACGCCCGTAATTGATGCCGTCAGTGGTTGCAGAGAGGAACAGGCGGTCGGCGTACTGCGCAACGCCAGTTGACGATTCAACTTCAAGGTCGAAAACTCTGGCGTTATCCGCTTTGAACAACGGAGTAAACAGCAGGTGTTCTTGCTGTAGCCCATACTGACTACTGATATCGAACTGCAATTTCCCGGTCACCGATTCCAGCTTATCGCCGCACGTTATCTGATTGCCTTCGTAAATGAAGTCGATAGCGCGGTACACATCGTCATACAGGCCTGTTTTCAGTACACACCATTGCGGACCATTGGCGCTTGAAGATGCGTCGTACACCAGAACATGGCGCGGAAGATGGATAATCAGCAGCTCATGAGCATCAAAGCGCAACGATTCCATCACGCCATCAGCCAGTTCATCAGCAGTGTAGGAGCGGAGGATTTTCTCAATGCTCGCGCTGGCGATTGGTGACACCTGCCCGGAGCCGATGATATACACAGACGGCGCACCTGTTGCCGGATTGCTGATGAACGCATAAGAATCAGCGAATGGAGTTTTGCAGTAAGTCCCGGCGATGCCTTTTTGCACCATCAGTGATGGCTGTGCGACATACAAAGCAGCACCAACTGTGGTTGCGCCAGTCAGGGAGAAATACTCAATCGTCGATGAACCAAAGCAGACGATGAAGTCTCGCCATGTTCCGATGCCGATGATTCCGTCCGGCTGCGATTCTGCGCGATATTGTGCGCTGTAGCGGTCAGGGTGCGATTCATCTTCAGGGTCAGTAATAAACCATGAATCAGTGCCGTCTTTTGACCACGCATAACGCCCACGTAAGCGAGTAATGTCACGAACAGAACCTAACTCATACTGCGTGAATCCGCTGTCTGTAGGCCAGTTTGAGACGGTTTTAACCGTGCCATCATAGCGGTATTCGACCAGTTGCCCGTTAACACCTACCGCCTGTGATGTCCGACCATGTGCCATTGATACGCGACCACTTCCGGCAACATCACCGACTTCACTTTCGCCTTTGTACAGCTTGCCACCACACACGCGATAAACAGCATTCTGCGCCATGTTGTACTCGACGCCACGCGATACGCCGTTCACATCAGAACGTTTGGCAATGCCCGGGAATGAGCGAAGATATCCGCTGCTGTTAAGGATTTCTTTTGGTGTAGCCAACATATTCACTGGCAGATAGTCGATATAGTCGGCGTTTCGGAAGTCTTTGCCGACACCTTTCATAAGCGGAAGTTGCTGAATCGGCATTATTCGCTCCCGTTATCGCAAGGTTCCTTTCGGTGGAAGTAATTCCAACCGTTCCACTTCGCCAACTGGTTACCGCTACCAACAGGCATACGGTTTGGATAACCGGACTTACATTTAGCGGCTTTTGCTCTGTCCATTGCAGACAGTTTGACGAGTCGCTCTTTCCCGTATCTGGCAGTGGTTATAAGTTTTGCAGGCGCTTCCAGCGCATAATCCGGTGCAATGCGGCAGGCAAGGTTGAAAATGACAGCATTGATAGCGTTATTTGATAAACCGTGCTCATCGCCCGGATCTGGAGCGACATCTGCATCAGCGAAAATGTAACCAACGTTGATACCAGGTGACACATCACCGCCAAGCCATTCAGCCATCATCATTTCAAGGTCGTTGACGCCGTCTTCCATAGACTGCGGTTCGACATCGGTTAACGTGGCATTTGATGCCACACCGAGCTTACGTAATGCCGCAAGAACTAAATCACCCTTCGTTGTCAGGTTCATCTGCTGCCGCCTTAGGTTTTCGACCAGGCTTTTTACGCTGTTTTTCTTCTGGCTCTGGATCTGGCTCTGGCTCTGGCTCTGGATCTGGCTCTGCAACATCCTTCAGAAGATCATCAGGATGTGCAAACCAGCCAGCATCCAGATATTCCTGAAGCTCTTCGGCTTTCACGATTTCAAAGTCGTAGCCAACGCCTTTCCACTTCTTCATGTCGCCATGACGAAAGATCATGTGTGTCATGCTTGTCTCCAGATAAAAAAGGGAGCCGAAGCTCCCTCTGGTTATCACGCGGTCTGGTTAGGCAGACCAACACCAATTGCCTCTGGTCGTACAGCACATGCTGAATACCACACAGCAATACGGCACTTACCAGACAGAGTGTTGATATCACCCTGCGTTGCGAAGATGCCGTTAACACCAATACCAGGAATGCTGAAGGAAGACGTTTTCATGCCAGCAAACAGTTCATGGGTTACCGGGATCGGCTGAGACAGCAGACGGATTGAGTCATCAGCCCAGAACACGTTAGCGGTGGTTGTTGCCACGTTCAGAACGTTTACCGGAGTGGTATCAGCAAGAGAGGTGTTTACGTTAGCGTAAGCCTTCTCTTCTTTTGTCAGTGACGCGTCATCCAGTGCAATCGGTTTCGGCGTGATTTCGATGTGAGTACCATCGATCACACGGGTGATTGAGAAAGTCGCATCATCAGTTAGCACGTTCTTCGCCATCTGAGACAGGAATTTCACACCAGTGAAACTGATTTTGTCGCCGCGCTTAAATCCGGTGGTGGAGGATACGGTCACCGTTGCAACACGGTTGTCGACGTTCTCTTTGTTACCATCGGTATCAAGGGTGTATGCCTGCGGCTTAAACTTCTGCGCACCAGAAACAGTTACACCAGTAGCGGTTGACTTGGTAACTGCCGGAAGTTTCGGTGAGCGAAGAATTTCATCAAAGCCAGCAATCTGACGCTGAATAGTACCGTTGCGATACGCTTCTTCAGGAACGCGCCCGAAGATGTCACCATCTACCAGGTTGCGGCCTGCTTTGCGGTAATCGTCAGGGTTCAGGAAGTAACTGATGCCCATATCGCGGTTTAGCTCACGGGAGAACATCAGGCGCTCTGCATCAGAAACAAAATCCCAGCCAGACAGGCCAGTAGATGGACCAATTGCGCGGGTATCGTGAACAACAAGCGAGCCCATTTCAGTTGCCTGTTTGGCAATCGCTGACTCAATGTTATTCGCCAGTTTTTTGGCGGATGCCTGGATGCGGCGACGGTAAGAACGCTCATCACGCAGGTCATCTGCACGAAGCTCGAAGAAATCGTTATCCGGATCGCCCATGTTGCATTTCACGGAGAGTTCCAGAATCCCGGTTGCGTTGCCAGTTAAATCCCAGCCAGTCTGGGTTGGCGCTTCCTGCTCAACAGGCATCCACACGGTGTTGCTTGAACGCTGCATGGATTCTGCCGGAGGGGTGTATTTTGTCACTTTAGACGCCATTGGCGTCAGGTTCTGGACGGTTTCGATGATTTCATCCAGAGCATACGTGACCAGTTGACCTTCATTTAATGCCATTATCGAATTCCTTTATTCAGTTGCGCCTTGAGCTTGCGGTATGTCTCTACATCCCCTTTGTTTGCTGCCGCTTCCATCTGCTTTTCAATCGCAGAGATATTTGCAGCAACAGCGTGTCCCTGAATGGGTTCATCAGGTAACGGGGCTTCTGAAACAGGCTTGGCTCGAGGCTTGAGAGTTAAACGTTCTGACAGTCGAGTGAGTTCAATCAGCGCGGATTGCCCGTCCATCGCCAGCAACTGGCGTGTTTTCTCAGGATTAGCACCAAGGTGATACATGAGAGCAGCGGATTTCTCCGGGAAGAGGCGCATGATGTCGGCACCGACTGCTGGCGGCACCAGTTGCATGAATGCATCCTCTTTCTCCTGATAGTCAGGGATATTGAGCTTTTCCGCTGCGTCGTAGTGCTTACGGGCTGCCTCGACGTATTGCGCTGATTGCTGGGTGAACTCCTGAGTTTTGCGACCCTGCTCGGCGACAGCCTGGCTTCGTGCGTCCATAGCCTTGATCTGCCATTCACTGTTTGCCTGCTGGAAGGCAGCCAGTGCGCGGCTCTGGTCATAGTCGTACTTAGCCAGTGCATCTTCGGAAAGATAATCGTTAGGGTCTGGTTGTTTTGGTAACTCAGGGTTCACCCGCAGGTGCTCCGGCAACTCTCCACGCTTAACCGCTTCCATCTGCTGCTCAAGCTCACGCTGGCGTTTGCGTTCGATGCGGCGACGGGCAAATTCAGCATTAGTTGCCGGGTCTTGTTTTGGTTTCTCATCGTCTTTCAGGACAATCTCGAAGCCTTCTTCCTGACCTGCGTTGTCGTTGGCATTATCGACAACTAAGCCATCAGCAGATGCCGCTGCATGATTGCCGGGCAGGGTTAATTCTTCAGAAGCCTGAATGTCGGTGGTTTGGTCCATGATTAACTCTCTCTTATTGAGGTGTCTCGGCTACTCCGCCGGAGGGGATTTGAACTTGACGCATAAGATTCGCGAAATCCATGCGTTGTGAATGAGTCTGGTCTGCATCTTTAAGAAGCAGCTCAGCGTTAGCACGAGCATCTTTGCTGCGCTGTTGCTGGAATTGACCTACGAGCTTGAGGTACTCACGCAGTTCTGCCTGCTTGTCGAGGTCCATATTGTTGAAGATTTCCGCAATCTTCGCGGCGTTGAGTTGGTTTTGGGCTTCAACCTTGGCGGCTTCAACCTGAATCTGCGCCTGTTGGTTCTCTGCCTTGAGCAATTCAGCCTGACCTTGCAGAAGGATACCCTGCGCCTGAATTTGCTCTGCTGATGGCTGCTGCGGCTGCTGTTGAGCCTGCTGTACCATCTCCATCTCTTCAGGTGTTTCTGGCTTCTTCAGCCCCATCATCACCAGTTGCTTGTTCGCGTACTCTCGCATCATCTCGACGCCTTTACCGTCAAGCAGCGTGAAGTATTGCAGCATCAGCATCTGGAACTCTGGAGTACCTTGCGGAACCTTGGTGAGCAACTCCTGAATCTCTGCGCGGTTCTGTTCCTTCATACTCTGGAAGGATGGTCCTACGTCTGTATAGCACTCATAGCGACCGCGAATGTCGTTGAGTGTGACCACATTGCCGGACTGGTAATCGACAACTTGCGCATAGAGTTGAACGTCTTTCTCGCTTCCGTCTTCAAGAGTCAGCGTTACATGGCGAGGAACGTCATAAATATCGTTGACCATTGAGGCATAAATCTCGCCATCACGTCGCATTGCGGTAGCCAGGTTATCCTGAAACACGTATGTCTCAAGGTCTGCCCGCATGTTCAGTTGATTGACGGTATCGAAAGCGACCTGACCATTTGCCGCCTGCGCATCAACTCCAAGACTAGCCACCTCTTTCACTGCGTTGGTGGCTGCCTCAAGCATGTAAGCGTTGGCTTGCGGCACTTCAGGGTTTTCCATGTAGGAGATTGGACCAATCGGCAGGTCGTTACCGTTTTCATCAGTCCTGTTCTGGAGATAGTACGGATAGTCATCATTTCCACCGTACATGTATTCGTAGCCTTCGATTTGCTCAGGGAAGAAGGTAGGTTTCTTCTTCGGTGAACGAGCAACAATATCGGCGTTGAATGACATGATCATGTTACGAAGGCGTTGACCGTCTTTCGTCAGCCTTACCACGCCCTCGTAGCACTCCTTGTCACCAGCGAATGACCATTCGCCGTACACAGGAACGATTGGGATATGCTCTCCGGCTATCTTCTCGCGGTCTTTCAGTATCTGCGTGCAGGTGATGATCGACTTATACACACGCCGACGCTTGACCTTACGCTCTGCTACCTTAATGAATCCACGATTAGCCAGGTCGTCGATGACGTCTTTGATATCCTGCTGGTAATAGCTGACCGGCTCACCTGTCAGCGGGTCGCGGTAGATGAAGACTTTCTCTTTCTTCTCTTCGACCTCGTAATACTCAGCGACGTAGACGACATCATTCGATACCCACGGAAACAGCCATGTATCGTTTGGATTCTGGAAAGATGGCAAGGTGTCCGGATCAATACCGTAATCCTCTGCGAACTCTTTCCAGCCATTGCGCGACAAGGCGTTAATCACCGTGCAGTGCTTAGCGTCGCTCTTATCCATCTGCTTGCTGTTGGCGTCCCATATGACGTGTGAGCAGGCTTCATGAATTGGCAGGCGTCTGATTACCTGATTGTTGCTTGTTGGGTCGTTGTCTTCGTACTGTGTGACCAGACGCCATGCACCAACGCCGGACTCTATCTGCTCACGAACGCCAACGTTAACGGCAATCTTTGCCGTGTTATGGCGCATATCAGTACGATACATCCCCATCAACACATCGGCTGCATCAGGATTAGCGCCGTCTTTGGGTCGGAAGAGAACGTCGATAGGGTTCCGGCGCATCTCTGCGACCAGTTTCCTGACCACCGGGCGAACAACATCGAATTGTCCGCGATATTGCAGGGTGGTGTAGTTTGATAGCCAGTCATCCCATTGCGACACTCGGCTAAAATACAGGTCATTTGTCGCCTCGGTTCTGGCTTCATCGCTCGCCATCCAGTCTGCGTCAAACTTACACAGAATGGAATTGAGTCTGTTTTCGTCGGCCATTTAAGTTCTCCGTGCGATGGGCCTGATTGGGGCTGGTATCTTTTTCTCTTTTGGTTTTTTGATGTCGCGCATCATTTTGGCGAAGCGGCGCATCATGTATGCATAGCGAACGGCGGAGAGAACGTCATCGTTAAGCTTGACGATCTTCCCGTTTTCATCACGGTGATAGAGGCGAAACTCCTCAAAGAATGGCTCACAGGTGTTGAATACTTTGAAGCGACCATCAAGCATCATGTCTCGCAATTCAGTGATGCCAGGCTCAACAGCATTACCGCCATCAGGCCATGTCGCATGCTCCTGCAACATCATAAAACCAGCATCTGCATACTGCCCTTTGAGCTGCTCACCGCCGCCCTTCTCATGCTGGTTTCCGTCATGAGGCCATGCTGTTGGCACTTTATGCGCCCATGATTTAACAGCTCCCCATGCCTGAACGGCTGTTTTTTCTTTCGCCTTCCACACGCGTGAAACGTAGATTGTGTCTGCGTCCTTATCCCACCAAAGCTGAACCTGCGCCTGCGGGTGATCCCATCCGAAATCCATCCCGCCAATTACGTAGAAGTGATCAGGACACTCGAACGGCTGACACTTAATCGTCTCTTCCGGTATCTGGAAGATTCGACCACTACCCATCGTAGGAATACCGCGAGCACGCGCCTCTCTCTCATGCTCTGGATAGGATGCGATGATTTGCTCTTTCTGCTCGTCGGTATAGTGCTCAGCGTCATAGATGGTCATGTTGACCACTTTCTGCGACTTGCTGGGATTCTTCAGGAACTTGGTAACAACGTCAGACATCCCCATCAGCGGGGTAAACGTCAGAATTGAGAATTGCCCGTATTTGTTGGTACGGGTAAGACCTTCGCCATAAATGCTGTATGGTGGCTCTTCGTCAAACCACACGCCGTGGATTGTGTCACCCTGCCAGCGAGCGCGGCCTTGCGAGTATGGTTTGAAGTAGCAGATTGAAATGCCATCTTCAACGCCATCAGCCGTGTGATGCTTAACCAGAAGATGATCAACAAGGTTCGGAAAGAAAGGAGACTTCTTCCAGCTAATGATGTCCTCTTTCGGTATGGAACCGTAGCCTGGCTCATCATTCTCTTCGATACGACCGCACAGGATGCGTTGAGTCGTTTTGGTTACAGTCTCGTTTGTCTCGCCACCAATCCAGAAGACAACAGGCTCATAGAAACGCTTACCTTTCCACTCACCGCCATATTTACCATCAGCAGGATAGCCTTTTGTGCCCGGATAACGACCTGTAAGGTGAAACGCGACTTCAGCAGCACCAGTAAATGACTTACCAAGCTGGTTACCAGCCATAAAACATCGCTCTGGGTAGTCATGTCCGGCGTCGATGAACTCACGCTGTTTGCTGTATGGCGTAAATTCATATAGCAGGTGTGTGTTCCGGTAGTTCTCTTCTTCTTCGAGTAGCTCGAGCAATTCGATTTGCTCTTCGTCGCTCAAGTTATCAAGAATCGCGTCCAGTTCCACGGTTGAATAGCTCCTTGATACGAGAGCGCCGCTTATCGCGATCTCCCTTATCAGGTGTCACGTCTTCAACTTGCGACTGCTCTTTGAGGCCCAAATCACGGGCGATGATGTTAGCGTTGAGAAGGTCAGCGGCTGCGCCAGAGAATTTCTGGTCGTAGATGACCTGCTCTGCTCGCGTAACGACTTCAGATAAATCTTCTCGCAGGCGATATGTGCGCCATGTTTCAAGCGTCACATCAATGAACAGAGTGAGGCCGGTAATGGTCATCGCTCGCATCTTGGCGATAGGCTCTTGTATCACTTCACCCTGATACGAGAACGCCTTCATCTCCCATAGCGGGTTAGCTTCCACCCACTCGAAGTATTCACAACAAGCAGCCCACAGCTCCTCAGGCGATTCGAATTTAGGGTTTCGCCCATGACTACTGCGGGCCTCCCAAAATCGGTTGCCCTTTGGTGCTGCCATATTGATTATTTCCCTTCTGCTTGCTTATCCCATTCATCGCGGAATTTGGATGGGTTGTCGAAACCTTGAGTTGCCATGTTTATGCTCCGGTAGTGAACAGGTCTAACGCTTCCTTCGATTTACGCACCGCTTCAAATGTGCGGATCGTGATATCCGAATTAGCGCCGCCTGACTGGAAGTGAATTTTGAATAGCTCAAGCTTCAGCTCGTCAGTGCCAATGAACTGAAATGCTTCCTCTGCGGCTGCGTTCTGGTTCATGACCAGTTTGTAAATCTCTAACTGGAATTTCTGTTCTTCAGTCATGGGAATAATCTCTGCCATTGTTGGCTCCGTTTATCCGTTAAAAGGGATATCAGTTAAGTTATCCCGTGTAGGGTATAAGCCATTGTCGAGACCATTCATTGAATGGCCTCTGCAATAACCGATGTCTTTCCATCAGTCCGCCACCACAAAGAATCTTTTTTGCCATAAGGCAGGAGGTTCATCTTTCAGTGGCTGCCAGTGTTATTTCCCCACTTACTGGCTTGTGTTGTTTCGCTGTACTGCCGCAACTGGTGGTGCACAGATTTAGTTAAATCTGTTCTCGCCTGAACTATCTTTTACATACCCGGATTGTGGGGATGTAAATCACGGTTTCATTATCAAGCCCACCCGTAGATGGGCTTTGGAATGGTCACTTTGGCAGTCCGGGGATCGATATTTGCGCCTGCTGCTCAAGCCTTTTGATTCTTGCTATGAGTTGCGGTTTTTTGATCCTGCCCCAGCGGTTCAGCAAGCGTCCTGACATACTGGCAACATCCTTTTCCTTCATGAACTCCAGCATTAACTCGTTGTGCTCTCTTTGGTATGAGTGAGCCATCTCCATCAGCCTGTCACGCATCCAATTAAATGCTTTGATAAACGCCTCTTTGATGGCGGCAGCTTTTTTGCCGGTAAACGACATGATGATGTACATCGCACCGTCTTTGGAAATTTCATATTCAACATACTGATTACCCTTGTGTTCATAGGTAACCCGCGAAAAGTTGCTGGTTAGAAATTCATCCGAACAGTCTAGCTTTTCGATTTTCTGAATGATGTGGTGATGCTGCTTGTCGAAGTAAGCTGCTACCTTGCGGGAGGTTGTGATCACGCGATCACCAGAAACAACCACCATGTCCCGGAAATCGAGATTAGCCAATTGATGATTCATAGCGTCTTTACCTTTTAGAAAGTGAACCTGTCTCACAGAAAAGCCGCCCGAGAGAGGTCGCCACCTATAACGGCATTTCTCAGGCTCGCTTACTGAAAGGCTCTCGTTAATATGCGCGTGAGATGCGCTGTGAAATTCAGATATAAAAAGCCCCGCGAATGCGAGGCTAAATCCTGGTATTTGTAATGAACTGGCTCTTATCTCAACGCAGCCCCTTACTGCGCGCCAGATGCTCAATATCAAGCATCAGCAATGAGATGTTTAATCTGGATTTACTCCAGAAGTGATCACCACCCTGCCTACAGAGCCAGATGTGAAGGATGATGAGTAAAATTATCGCTATCATCGAAGGCATTGCGTCCTGATGTACTCCTGCAGGTAGTTAACCTGCGCGGTTATCCTGTCGATTCCACTTCGGAGACGGTAATAATTGAGTTCAGCATCTGCTGTAAGTCTTGGGCTTTCTCCATCGCCCATGCTGCTGGCTCCGGTCGTTGACTTTGCACAGGTGGCGGCGACTTGCAGGCGCTTACGCCCAGCAGAAACATCAGCACGGAGGCTTTCGATAGTCGCGTTAGCATCAGCAAGCTCCTTTGTGTATCTGGCGTCAAGTACTGCTACATCACGTTGACGCTTCTGCATGTCAGCAATTGTGGATGCGGCCTTATCGCGCTGCTCTTTGTAGGCGATTGCATTATCACGGTAATGATTGACCGCCCATGACAGGCAAACGATGATGCAGATAACCAGAGCGGAGATAATCGCGGCTACTCTGCTCATACCTCAATCTCTCTGACCGTTCCGCCTGCTTCTTTGAATTTTGCAATCAGGCTGTCAGCCTTATGCTCGAACTGACCATAACCAGCACCCGGCAGTGAAGCCCAGATATTGCTGCAACGGTCGATAGCCTGACGAATATCACCGCGATCAATCATCGGTAAAGCGCCACGCTCCTTAATCTGCTGCAATGCCACAGCGTCCTGACTTTTCGGAGAGAAATCTTTCAGTCCAAGCTGCTTACGGTAGGCATCCCACCAACGGGAAAGAAGCTGGTAACGTCCGGCTGCTGTTGATTTGAGTTTGGGGTTTAGCGTGACAAGTTTGCGAGGGTGATCGGAGTAATCAGTGAATAGCTCTCCGCCAACAATGACGTCATAACCATGATTTCTGGTTTTCTGCCGTCCGTTATCAGTTCCCTCTGACCACGCCAGCATATCGAGGAACGCCTTACGTTGATTATTGATTTCCACCATCTTCTACTCCGGCTTTTTTAGCAGCGAAGCGTTTGATAAGCGAACCAATCGAGTCAGTACCGATGTAGCCGATGAACACGCTCGTTATATAAGCGAGATTGCTACTTAGTCCGGCGAAGTCGAGAAGGTCACGAATGAACCAGGCGATAATGGCGCACATCGTTGCGTCGATTACTGTTTTTGTAAACGCACCGCCATTATATCTGCCGCGAAGGTACGCCATTGCAAACGCAAGGATTGCCCCGATGCCTTGTTCCTTTGCCGCGAGAATAGCGGCTAACAGGTCATGTTTTTCTGGCATCTTCATGTCTTACCCCCAATAAGGGGATTTGCTCTATTTAATTAGGAATAAGGTCGATTTCTGATAGAACAAATCCAGGCTACTGTGTTTAGTAATCAGATTTGTTCGTGACCGATATGCACGGGCAAAACGGCAGGAGGTTGTTAGCGCGACCTCCTGTCACCCGCTTTCACGAAGATCATGTGTAGAAGGCCGCAGCATAACTATCACTGATGAATCCAGGATAGCCAGTGGCTACGGCTCAGTTTGGGTTGTGCTGTTGCTGGTCGGCGATGACGCCTGTACGCATTTGGTGATCCGGTTCTGCTTCCGGCATTCGCTTAATTAGCCAAATACTCTTAACGTTGCGTTGTGATGGTCGGTGCTGAACTCCGACTCAGGGTTGTAGCAAGCCCCGCAAAGCGCGCACTACTGTAGTTGCGGCACATCAGCCTGTGCATTCATCACAACGGTAAGAGCACTCGGTGCATTTAAGCCAAGCCCCATAAGGGAGAATGCTCTTACCTGTTACACAGATATAAAAAATCCCGAAACCGTTATGCAGGCTCTAACTATTACCTGCGAACTGTTTCGGGATTGCATTTTACAGACCTCTCAGCCTGCGATGGTTGGAGTTCCAGACGATGCGTCGAAGTGACCAACTAGGCGGAATCGGTAGTAAGCGCCGCCTCTTTTTATCTCACTACCACAACGAGCGAATTACCCCATCGTTGGGTCAAATTTACCCAACTTTATTCAAAAAGTCAATATCATGCCGTTAATATGTTGCCATCCGTGGCAATTATGCTGCTAACGTGTGACCGCATTCAAAATGTTGTCTGCGATTGACTCTTCCTTGTGGCATTGCACCACCAGAGCGTCATACAGCGGCTTAACAGTGCGTGACCAGGTGGGTTGGGTAAGGTTTGGGATTAGCATCGTTACAGCGCGATATGCGGCGCTTGCTGGCATTCTTGAATAGCCGACACCTTTGCATCTTCCGCATTCTTTCTCAACAACTCTCCCCCACAGTTCTGTTTTGGCTATATCAACCGCACGGCCTGTACCGTGGCAATCTCTGCATCTTGCGCCCGGCGTCGCGGCACTACGGCAATAATCCGCATAAGCGAATGTTGCGAGCACTTGCAGTACCTTTGCCTTAGTATTTCCTTCGAGCTTTGCCACACCACGGTATTTCCCCGATACCTTGTGTGCAAATTGCATCAGATAGTTGATAGCCTTTTGTTTGTCGTTCTGGCTGAGTTCATGCTTACCGCAGAATGCAGCCATTCCGAATCCGGCTTGTGATTGCGCCATCCCCATAGCAGCCATCACATCAGTACCGGAAAGAGAGTCAGAAGCCGTAGCCCGTGGTGAGTCGCTCATCATCGGGCTTTTTGGCGAATGAAATTTAGCTACACTTTCGAGTCTCATGGTCTACCCCTCTTGCCCTGTTTGACCATCAGGACGCCGTTAACTATTACGTGACGCTCGCCTTTGCTGTCTCGGTTGTACTTGAGCACTGTTCCTCTTGCGCAGGAAAGCATCCTCGCCACTTCGGTCTGATTGCCTCGTGTCTGGATAAGAAGCTCTGGTATCGTTTGAATTGTGGCGTTCATACGTTCTCCAGTTCGGTGATTTTTATTCCAAGCCTTCCGCCTGGTACTTTCACACCACGAATTACGCGAATGTCATCGAATTGCTCGTCGTCTTCCGCAAATCCGGCGTGGATAAGGGAGTCGAGTAAACCTTTCAGGATGTTGTCGAGGTCGCGGCGGCGGGAGTCTGGAACGTCTGCGATGACTTTGATGCGGAGTCGTGATTTGGTGAAAATGTCTAACTTAAGTTGGCGGATGATTTGCTGAACGTCTTTTCGGTATTTCTGGCCTTTATCGCTGATGTAGTATTGGCTTCCCCGTCTTCGCCAGTAGGTATTCACCGACGGCGGGTAAGGAAGCACAAACTGATATTCGTTCATGGCTTAATCTTTCCCTCCTTCAGCAGTATCGCCTGCGTCCTGATCACGCCTTCGAGGTGGTAAAGTCTGGCGTCTTTGTTGTCGAGATTATGGGTGCGTCGGTCGATTTCATCGTGACACGCGCTACAAGCCCATGCGCCGATCAGGTCGTCAGGCTTCATCCCCGTTCCGCAAATTCCAGCCATCCGGTAATGTGCCAGAACTGTAGTTTCAGGATTGCCATTGCATACGCCGTAAATACGTACCTGGCATTCTCTGCCGCGCGCTTCTTTGCGTAGATTAGCCATTAAGCAGCCTCCCCTGTTACTTTCAGCATTCCGTTATCGAGCAGCTTTCTGGTCAGCCACTGTTGACCACGCCCGGTGATTTTTGTGGTGAACGATATCTGTATTCCGTGATTTGTGTTGACCGCTGTTTCTTTCACTGTGAAATAGCCGCGATCCATATATTCCTGCATTGGCACATTGCGCCGGGAACCTGAAGCAATAAGGATTTTGTGATCGCGCATCCACGCAAACAGTTTGTTTGGACCAATACCGACAACCTTTGCAAAGTTTCCAATCAAAATTCCGCTGGCTTCGCCAACTCGATCGGCAAACTCAACTTTAGGTGCGGCAATTGCGAGCTGGTTTTCCAGTTGCATTTTCTGCTCAGCAAGATCAGCAGCAAGGCGCAACGCTTCTGGTAGCGTTTTGGGGATATTAACCGCAGTTTCTTCAAGCTCTCGCCAACGGTCAACAAGACGAGCGGTGAATTCCGGCGACAACTGGGCTACAACGACAATACTGTCTCGCTTTCCTTGTTCGCCTTCGAATACATACACACAAAAACTTTGATTTAAGCCTAACCCATTGATTCTTCCACAATCCTCAATTTGAGGAAGCCGGATAACACCATTTTTAGCCAGCGTTTCGATGGTACGTTTCACATTGTCATGACGCTTACCCACCAACTCAGCGATTTCAATGCTTGTCATTTTGATGGCATTGCCATTTATTAACTCATTCATCGCCTTCTTCCTCGTACATTGAGCTATTCGGATCGCTCATCAGTTCTGCGCAGCAATCGGAGCACACGTGAACTTCCAGCACATGCAGCTTCTGACCGCAGTTAGCGCACGTTAAAGCTCGCTCGACACTTCCTTGTTCGTAACTTCGATTTTGGTCAATCACCTTGTTTTCCTCGCACGTTCTCTAAGCCACCGGATATCCCACAGGTGAGCCGTGTAGTTGAAGGTTTTTACGTCAGATTCTTTTGGGATTGGCTTGCGTTTATTTCTGGAGCGTTTCGTTGGAAGGTATTTGCAGTTTTCGCAGATGATGTCGGTGAAACTTCGTCGCTGTCGTCTCATTCGTACCTCCTGTCGGTAAATCTGACACCCTGACCAATAGCCCAGGCTGTTGTGTACTCGATCAGACTTGCCATGCGCTTCACGCTCATCTGCGCGCTGCTTTCGCGAATGTTGACGTATTCACCTTCAAGGCCGGGCAAAACATCAGCTTCCTGCTTTGTTGCCACTGCATGACCGCTGATCAACAAAACCTTCCATTGTTCTGGTTTTAACCATTTATCGCGCCACTGAACTTGCCTAGCGATATCTGCGACCATCGCGTGAAATTTTGCGTTCTGGTCAAGGTTGCGCTTGTAGTCAGTAATGCGGATGGTGACTGGCTTGTCTTTATCGAGTGGTGTTGCGAGGATGGCATTTATTGCAGCTTGCTGTTGTTGCTTAGTTCGGAGGAAGATTGTTTGCTTCATCGAAATTCTTCTCTTTAATTCCAGCGGCTCTGATAGCTTTCATTACTGCAATTACCGTTTTGTCTCTCCCATCCTCATAACCCATCGCATAAGCACCTTCTTCACCATCTTTCCAAAAGTCGTCATTCGATTCTGGCCAGTCGATATCCAGTTCAATAGCTGCTCGCGATGCCTGCCATAAAGCCCACCACTCATTTAAGGAGTGACGAATATCCATGCTTGAAAATGCAAAGTACCTATCACCATTTCTTGCCTCGGTTATCATCTCGAATGGTAATCTCAATTTTTTGGCAACGTATTCCTCAAACTGCTTTCTTGATTCGTCCATATCAATCCCCGTTATTACAGGTTAATTTTCACCCAACCCTTCCCACGCACATTTGCAACAAGCCCTTTCTTTCTCAGGTATTGCATACGGCGATCGATGGTTTCGATATACATTCCATTGCTCCGCCATTTAAGCCAGATATCAAAAACAGGTGTTGGTCTTTCACTCAGCATTGAAAGAATGTTTTGATCTAATTTTTCGTACTTGCTCACAAATACCCTCTCTCACTTAATCGCGCCCACGCTTCGTTAAACTCTTCTCGGGTTGCGCCGGATTTTCTTTCTTCAAACATCATGCATTCGCTGATGTCTCCCCATGACTTTGGTCGCTTTTCAGCGAACAGATCATCCCATTCGAATACCCAGCGGCCTGATTTTCGGTAGTGGTAAATGGTCAGCCATGTTGTGCTGTTCGCTGGATACCCATAGAGAACTTCGACTTTTTGATCACGGTCTTTATGCTTTTTCAGCAGGATAAAGCCAGCAACCAGCGAAGCTCCGGAAAGAATGATGATTGGAATTTGCCAGTCAGCCACACTTCCCTCTCCCCCAAATAAAAAGGCCTGCGATTACCAGCAGGCCTGTTATTAGCTCAGTGATGTAGATGGTCATACGTCCGCCCCTTGTGCATATCGTCTGCCACGCGCAGCAGGTGCATTTGATGCTGTGCAAATCTGTCTGGCTTCATCCTGGTCACATGCAACAAAGTGTCCGTTACAGAACCGCTGGTAAACCGTACCAAGTGAGCCAAAACGGTTTTTCGTCACGATGATTTCAGCAAATGGTGCGGCGCTACTGTTCTCGTCATATACCGCTTCCCGATAGAGCATGATGATTGAGTCTGCGTCCTGTTCAATGCTTCCTGAATCACGCAAATCTGCGTTTGTCGGGCGTTTGTTTGGTCGCTTCTCAACATCGCGCGAAAGCTGACTCAGGGAGATAACAGGCGTTTTCAGGTCTTTCGCCATCGCCTTCAGGCTTCCGGAGATGTGAGCAATTGCGAGGTCGTTGCGATCTGCTTTCGGCTTCTCAATCAGGCCAAGATAATCCGCCATGATGAGTGACAGGTTTGGATTTTCCTGTTTGTGCCGTTCTGCGATTGAGCGAATTTCTTCGACCGATAACCGCGAGGCATCGACTACCCATACATCCAAATCTGCAAGCTGACTCATGCCGTTAGCAACACGCGCCCAGCCTTCGTCATCCATCGATGCAGGATTTCGCAGTACGCTAACCGACATCCTCCCGGCGTTGGCAATGCTTCGCTCTGCAATCTGCAATGCGCTCATTTCCATCGAGAAAATCAACACTCCGCGCCGGACGTCAGAACCAGGAATAACGCGGCTTGCAACGCCTTCGGCAATCTTCAGCGCCAGTTCGGTTTTCCCCATACCAGGACGAGCAGCGATTATCACCAGGTCTTCCGCGTTCATCCCTCCGGTGATGGCATCAAGTTCTTCGATTCCGGTCTTCAGGGTATCTGACTCTTCTCCGTTCCTCAGACGCCTGTCAAGCGTGTCAGTGTAGTCAGTAATGATTTCCCCTAACCGTACAGGTTTTACTTCGTCACGGGGCTTTCTGATGGCTGAAAGACGCTTTACAAGCTCATCCATCGCCTGACTCGATGCGTCGATTGTCCCGCTCTGAATTGGTTCACGCATTTCATCCATGATTTCCAGCACCAGACGGCGGTGATAGTTATCCGCGACCATTCCGGCATATCCTTTCAGGTTTGCGGCACTCGGGCAGTTTTTGCTGGTCATCAGGATTGACGTGAAATGCTCCTCTCCGCACGCCTCGGCAACCATCAGCGCGTCGATTAGGTTTCTGTTTCTCGCCTGCTTGCGGATAACCTCGAAGGCTTTCCGGTAGAGCGGAATTGAAAACGCTTCCGGCTCCAGTGTTGCCAGAACGTCGCTGGCGGTTGGAGTTAATCCACCAATCAGCAGGCCACCGATAACGCTCGCTTCGATATCCTGTCTCATGCAATCCCCCTGTCTGCAAACTTCCCTTCCCGAACTCCCGTTAACGAATCTTCCCTCAGCAGGTAATCAAAATCTGCCGTCCATCCCGTGTCGTTGTCTCCGAAGTAAAACGGCTTGGCCTGATGTACAAACGCCCTGACATACGCTCTGAAACCGTCCACGTTTGGCGTTTTCAGTTGCGGGATGATTTTCTTCAGGCGGCGTTTGCGTTTCTCGTTGACTGCAACAGCGTGTGGCAGTCTGTCACCGACTTCGGTGTTGTAGGCGTTCAGGAAGGATTCGTAGTCGATTCGTTCTGCCTTGCGACGTTCAGGTTTAACCTGCCCATCGCCTCCCCCATTGGGGGGTAGGGGGGTATTATTTATATTCTTGTTAATACCTTCTTGTTCATGATGTGCGGTTTTTTGTGCGGCATCATGTGCGCTTTCATGTGCGGCATGTGCGCTGAAAGCCGCGCCATTACTGTCTTCGTCATGTGCGGCATCATGTGCGGTTGTTTGTGCGGCATCATGTGCGGGTGAATTGTCCATTTTTTGAGCGTATTCATGGTAATTTGTGATGGTGATCACACGACCTTTTTGCTTCTCTCCATCAATGGAGATCATCCCCTCTTTCACAAAAACCTGAAGCATCCGCTCAACCTGATCACGGCTTGCCGGCTTGCCATGCCTGTCGCATAACTGAAGACCTAAATCAGCTGCTGTCACAACCAGTTGACCGGGTTGCAGATGCCATTCATGACCTTTGAAATTCGCTTTGTATGGCTTTCTGGCGGCATTCAGGAGAAGGTTTTCCCACAGGGTGCGAAGATAAACATCTTTCGCCCATGACTGTTTCAGAATGCTCCGGTACAACGGAATGTAACCAGTTTTCTGGTTCTCCATCCTGTTGCTCCTGCGCTCGTGTGCGGCGCTGAAATCGTAGATTTTTGCTGTATTGCTCATAACTACCTGCCTTGACGAAAGACCTTAAGAACATCGTTAAACTGACTTACGGATATGTCTTCTTTGAGCAGCTTTTCCAGAAATGCGTTTGGAATGAACGTATATCCCTCCTCTTTTGGTAGAGACGGGAGCAACGCCCTCGCCTCAGCCTTCAGAAGCTCAGTTCTGGCAACTTTCACAAAAGAGATTTGAGTTCTTTCATCAATGGAACGAAGGAAGCGCAAACGCTTAGCTTCTTTGTGTGTATCAGGTGGATTAAAGCCTTTGTTTCGCATATAATTACCTCGTTGGATGTTGTTAAAATTCCATTTGTATTTGATCAGAACGCTCGGTTGCCGCCGGGCGTTTTTTATTGGTGAGAATCGAAGCAACTTGTCGTGCCAATCGAGCCATGTCGTCGTCAACGACGCCCCATTCAAGAACAGCAAGCAGCATTGAGAACTTTGGAATCCAGTCCCTCTTCCACCTGCTGATCTGCGACTTATCAACTCCCACAGCTTCCGCTGTCTTCTCAGTTCCAAGCATTGCGATTTTGTTAAGCAACGCACTCTCGATTCGTAGAGCCTCGTTGCGTTTGTTTGCACGAACCATATGTAAGTATTTCCTTAACAAATAAGAAGTTATGCGCATCAACTTATGCGCGTTGTATTCCCGCATTTCGGCGGGAATGAGGACCATGACTGTTAAAGAGCAATTTGCTTATGCCGCTTTGCGGTAAGCGCTTTCTTGATACTTCAGGGCGCCAGCTGTAACGACTTCCAGTCGATAGGCGTCTTTCTCTGGGATGACTTCCTTCCACTGAGAGACTGCTGCGTCGCTAATGCCTAACGCTTTAGCTACAGCACGCTGGGTTCCGAAGTGGTCGATAACATCTTTCTTGTACATAGACTCGCTCCGAAATTAAAGAACACTTAAATTATCCACTAAAGGAATCTTAAGTCAAGTTTATTTAAGATGTCTTAACTATGAAAACTCAATTGATGGGAGAGCGCATTCGCGCTCGGAGAAAAGAACTCAAGATCAGGCAGGCCGCACTTGGAAAGATGGTCGGCGTGTCTAATGTTGCCATATCTCAGTGGGAACGCTCTGAGACAGAGCCAAATGGAGAGAATCTTCTCGCCCTGGCTAATGCGTTGAAGTGTTCCCCTGACTATCTGATGAAAGGAGAGGAAAGTCTTTCAAACATTGCCTATCACAGTAGGCATGATCCAAGAGGGTCATTCCCTCTGATTAGCTGGGTGAGCGCAGGATGCTGGATGGAAGCTGTAGAACCATATCATAAGCGTGCAATAGATAACTGGTACGATACAACCGTAGACTGTTCAGAAGATTCGTTTTGGTTGGACGTGAAGGGAGACTCAATGACGGCTCCGGCCGGTCTCAGTATCCCTGAAGGAATGATAATACTCGTCGATCCTGAAGTAGAGCCGCGTAACGGGAAACTGGTAGTTGCAAAGCTCGAAGGAGAAAACGAGGCAACTTTCAAGAAGTTAGTTATTGATGCAGGCAGGAAGTTTCTAAAACCACTTAACCCACAATATCCGATGATCGAGATCAACGGAAACTGCAAAATCATCGGCGTAGTTGTCGATGCAAAACTAGCAAACCTTCCATAAGGGGGCATTCGCCCCTTTTTTTTATTTCCTTTAAAAATCAAAGCCAAACTTAAGTTACGAAAGAAAATTTAAGTTTTCTTCAAAAATACTCTTGACCATTAATTAAAGAGATCTTAAATTTAAGCCATCAGCAGGACGCTGGAAGCCAAACGGAACAGATTGGCAGGCTCTTTAACATTGATGGGATTGTCCCGCCGAAATGCGGGAACCAAAGAGTAGTTGGCTTTGGGGTGACGTGAAGTGCAGCTGCACGACGGCAACCGGAAGATAAGCACCCGGCGCGTCACCGCCAAAGTCAATTCCATAGGCGTTATGCAGCCGCCACCATATTCAAGAAAGCTGCACAAGAGGTAGGAGGATTTATGTGAATACTTACATTCAGTTGAGAGATTAATTAAATAGAACTGATCGAGCAGAGTCCATGAAGGCTCATAAATGCTCTTCCATCCCCGTCTAATTGGCGGGGAAGGAAACCACTTTGTAATAAAAAAAATTCCAAAGTTGTTTCATCGGAGGTCAACATGACAGTCGTCATTACATATCTGGCTGACGATAACGCCAGAAATCGCCGCAGAGCACGCAGACAGGCTCAACGTGAGCAGGCAATGCAAGAACAGCGACTGGCGCGAAAAATTGCGCTAAAGCTCTCTGGTTGCGTCAGAGCAGATAAAGCAGCATCACTCGGAAGCCTTCGCTGCAAGAAGGCAGAAGAAGTCGAGAGTAAACAGAATCGTATTTACTACCGCAAGCCACGCAGTGAAATGGGTGTGACTTGTGTTGGTCGCCAGAAAATGAAATTAGGCAGCAAACCACTTATTTGAGGTGATATATGGAAGAAGAATTTGAAGAGTTCGAAGAGCATCCTCAGGATGTGATGGAACAATACCAGGACTACCCTTATGACTACGACTATTGATAAGAATCAATGGTGTGGACAATTCAAGCGATGCAATGGATGCAAGCTGCAATCGGAATGCATGGTTAAGCCTGAAGAAATGTTTCCTGTGATGGAAGATGGGAAATATGTCGATAAATGGGCAATGCGAACGACGGCAATGATTGCCAGAGAACTTGGTAAACAGAACAACAAGGCTGCCTGATGGTGGCCTTTATTTTTGGCGTAAACAATAGAGGTGAAGATGAACGCAGTTGAATTCACAAAATGGATGGCAGAGCAAGATATCACAGGAGCCGACGAAAAGGCTGTGTACTACATGGCTCTGCTATGGATTCACAAAGCAAAAGAGGCTGCAAATGCTCTTGGAGGTGAGTGATGTGCGAGTTTTATGAAGCAGATATCAAACGCCCAGAAATGGCAAGTGATGCGACATTACGTGATTACTTCGCGGCAAAGGCTATGCAAGCAATGATTAGCAATCCATCGATTATCGATAATGATTCTGATGGAGCTGTTAATTATGCAGCAAGCGCTGCATATAAGTTTGCAGACGCAATGCTCAAAGCTCGCGAATAAGCACTGTGTATTCATTCCAACGAGTGAATACACGGAGCAATGTCGCTCGTAACTAAACAGGAGCCGACTTGTTCTGATTATTGGAAATCTTCTTTGCCCTCCTATGTGAGGGCTTTTTTATATGCATACCAATAACGCTTCACTCGAGGCGTTTTCGTTATGCAATCAAATATAAGGAGTTACCCATGATGCACTTTCAGCTCGCGGGTAGCGGCGTCATGTCCGCTTTCTACCCGCACGAATCTGAATTATCACGCCGAGTTAAACAATTAATCAGAGCAGCAAAGAAACAACTGGAGGCGTTATGCGCAATGAAATAGCCATCAATCACCAGATGCTTCGTGCTGCACAGAACAAAGCAGTAATAGCCAGATTTATTGGTGATTCAAAAATGTGGCTTGAAGCAAATAAAACGATGAAATCAGCTATCAACCTTCCGTGGTATCGCAGGAAATGAGTTTTACAGATAACTGGTCAGACGAAGAATTCATTCGTCAGATGAACAAAATGCTCAATCAGCACAAAGAACAGGAGAAAGATGATGATTCTGACTCTGAATGATAAGCGTGAAATATCGCAAATAATCGCAAGTTTTACTGATGAAGATTACGAACGAATCAACAGTGAAGTTGATCGCCTCTGCAAACGTTGCGACCCAATAAGCGAAATGCTTCGCTCATATAAACCAGATGAACACACTAAGGACGCTATCGACTGGCTGGAAGATGATGACTGTGACTATCAGGAAAAAGCCGCTGAATGGTTCTGGGATGCAATAACCGAAAGAGTTAAGGCTGAATATGCCTTCGCAATATTCAAACGCAGACACATTTATGGAGAAGCAGCATGAGCAATATCGTTGAATTCGTTAAACAGCAGGAGCAGTTATTCTGCGGAGCATTGACTGAACAGACGGTGACATGGGCTAAGGAAAGCCAGTTTGCAATTCAGTATTTCCAGAAAAATGATTACCTGGCTAAAACGGCACTGGCAAATCCAACCAGCGCACAGAACGCCATCATCAATGTTGCGGCGATCGGCATCACCTTAAACCCGGCCAGCAAACTTGCTTATCTAGTTCCGCGCGACGGCATGGTGTGCCTTGATATCAGTTATATGGGATTGCTCCATATTGCAATGGAGTCTGGTGTTATCTCATGGGGTCAGGCAAAACTTGTTCATGCTAACGATACCTATGAGTCAAACGGGCTTGATAAAGCACCAACCCATAAATACAACGCCTTCGGTGATCGTGGTGATATCGTTGGCGTTTACTGCACAGTTAAGACGCCAGCAGGTGATTATCTAACGGAAGAGATGAGTCTGGCTGAAATTGAGGCTGTAAGGAAAACAAGCAAGGCGGCATTCAGCGATAAAGGACCATGGGTAAATCACTGGAATGAGATGGCGCGAAAGACGGTCGTAAAGCGTGCAAGCAAGTATTGGCCTAAGGCATCACGTCTTGATAGTGCTATTCACGTACTAAACGAAGAAGAAGGTGTGTGGACTGAACCAGTTATGCCGCACAAATCAGAGGAAGATATCCGCGAAGATGAACGGAAACGCCAGCAGGAAATAACGGATAAAGCACAACTTCTTTGTGATGAAATGGCTCAGGCTGAAAACATGGATGATTTGAAGCGATATTTTGCAGAAGCATATCGCCTGACATCTGGAATGAAATTGCAGCAGAACGTACAAGCCATTTACGCAGAATGCAAAGAGAAACTGGAGGTTGCCAGTGAGCAAACTATATGAAATTGCCAATGAATACGCAAAATTGATGGATTCAGATTTAGAGCCAGAGATGATTGCTGACACAATAGAAGGCATGGAAGGAGAATTTACCGATAAAATAGAGCAACTTCTTGCCATTATTAAAAATGAATCTGGTTATGCTGAACGCCTCAAGGAAGAGGCAAAGTCACTGAATGAACGAGCTGCAGTAATTCAAAATAAGATTGACAGCATTATGGCGTATATAGCGTCATCGCTTGAAATGGTTGGCAAGAAAAAGATTCGAGCAGGTATTCACCAGGTAACAATCCGCAAACCGTCAGAAACTGTAGAAATCATCGACTCAAGCGCCCTTCCTCCTGAATACGTTGAGTTTGAAACGACAATTAAAGCCGACAAACTGGCAATCAAACACCAACTAAAAGCAGGAATAAATATCCCCGGCGCTCAACTCAAAGTTGGGAAACCTTCACTTCTTATCAAATAACGGTATCGCCTATGAAAAAGACTCCATGGGAGAAATGGGAAGTCGATTTCTTGCGCGAAGTAGCGGCGACAATGCCAGTTGAAGTTATCGCTGAAAAACTGGAAAGGACTGAGAAAGCAGTAATGGCGAAAGCAACAAGGATTGGCGCTGACATTGTTAGCCGACTTCGTGGAAGACGATGGACAAGAGCCGAAGTATCACTTTTCGGTAAGTTCTCCGCAGAAGAAATAGCAATTGCAACCTGCCGCTCAATTTATTCGGTAAGAGCTATGCGATACAAGCTAAAAAAACTCGATGAAAAAAGAGCAGGCATACAAATAAATTAACATGGAGTAATTAACAATGAAGCTAAACATCGACCTCGGAAAATACGTTATTACCGGAACCAAACACGATCTGATTCTTAGCGAAAGAGGAATTATCAAAGAAGGTGAGAATGCAGGGAAAGAAACACTAAGCCGTATCGGTTATTACAGCAAGTTTGAGCATCTGGTTAAAGAGTTATGCAACCGTGAAATTCTGTTATCTCAGGCGCGGACGCTACAGGATATTCAGCAGCATATCGAGACTTTAGGTGTGTCACTTAGCATGGCCGTTGACCAGTTCGTGGAGAGTAAATCATGAGAGGACTTGCATACAATCCCGGCATTCTTCCGGCAGAAATGATTATTCGCCAACGCGTAAAACCAATGCCATCGAGAGAGGAATTGCTTAAGAGAAATTCTTTTCCATCAGTGAATCAAAACAAATATCTGAATGCGATGTGGCGGAGTGGGAAGAAATGAAACAAATGTCACTAATTGAGATGGATGGTTTTCTGAAAGGTAAATGCATCCCAAGTGATTTAAAGGTTGACGAAACAAACGCTGAATATCTTGTCCGTAAGTTCGGTGAGCTTGAATCAAAACTAGAAACGGCGTTGCGGGAGTGTCGTTCTGCTGGAATCACGATTGATAACCTTGAGGCTAAATGCGCGAAGATGGCTGCTGAAAATTCCTCGCTTAAGCAATCTGAGAAGGAATTTAATGACTTTTGTCGTGAGGAGTTTAGCGAATGGGAAGATGATATTACTGAAACCCCAGCCACCGATGCTTTTCTGGCTGAAGGGAAGACTGAAGCACGCAAGGAGGGAGCTTACTTTGTGGCGAACAGAATGCTGGCTGCCTGGGAAGCTGGTTTTATTGATGATACTGCGAAGAACGCCGCGGATATTGCCAGGATGATTCTTACCTCTACTGAGTTTATGGCTAATGCGCCGGAAGGCGATTTTGATCGCTCATTCTCTGATGGCGTTCTCGAAGATATCGCCGAACAGCTTCGTAAAGGAGTCATCCAATGAGCAAGATTGACTATCAGGCACTGCGTGAAAAGGCAGAGAAAGCAACGTGTGGCGTGTGGTCGCTCGAATATGGAGAGAGCCGATTTGATGGTGATGATGCGCTAATTCATCGTGAAGTTGCTGGATATATTCCCATTTGCAGAATTGAAGGAGCGCATCCAGAAAGCGGTTTCGATGAAGATTTCCAAATGGAACAGCAGGCCAATGCTGAATTCATCGCCGCCGCCAATCCGGCTACTGTGCTGGCGCTTCTGGATGAACGGGAAAGAAACCAGCAATACATCAAACGCCGTGACCAGGAGAACGAGGATATTGCTCTTACGGTTGGGAAGCTGAGAGTTGAGCTTGAGGAAGTAAAACAACACGCTGAAGAATTATCCGAAACCAAGGCTGTTCGTAACCAATGGCGGCCAGATATTTGCCCAATAACCGGACGTGCATTTTTCATGTGGATTGAGCATCCAACATTGGGGAATGTGCCGACATATGGTGGCCCATTAGATAGTTACACCATTCCAACAAAGGACGGTGACGGTGAGTTTTCATGTGAGCGTTACGATCATGATTTTGGCGGTTGGGTAGAAAGCGAATGTCTTGGGTTATATCTGATTGATGATAGAGAACAATGCAGGGTCTACGAACTGGAGGAACGCGTTAAGGAACTGGATGCTCGGGAAATATCGCTCCCGGAACGTAGCAGCATGCTTCATCGAACAGATTTTCACGATGATTACCAAACGGTAATGGCATACAAAGTTTCTGAAGTCATCGCTGCAATCCGCGCCGCTGGCATTCGCATCAAAGGAGAGTGAGATGACCACTATGAACAGAGAAGAACAAAAGCAAGTTCTCATAGATACAGCTAATCACATAATCCATCGTGATAATACTTCACCATATAGCGAAAATCTTAGGGAACTGGCACGAATTGCACTGGCATCGCTGGAAGCAGAGCCTGTTCTGTATCAGTCCTGCACTCGCCCCACCTGGAATAGCGGTGTTCCGTGGACGGAATGGAAAGAACGAAGTCGTGATTGCTACGAAGACGATTTGCGCTTTACAGACACGCCTGACCATGCCGGTTGGATATACAAATGTCGAAAACTATATACCACTCCGCCAGCGCCGATAGCGTTAGAGGCCATTGAAAACGCAATTGAATACATCCGCAGTATCGCTTTTCACATCGATGAAGACGATTACCACGGCAAGCATATTGCGTATTTCATGCGACAAGCACTGGCCTGGCTGGAAGGGCATTCATGCAGCGACGACAGACTGGGTAAAGCCGAGAATCAAACAGTATACGGCAACCTGGCTGTCGAATCCAATCGCGGTAATGAGTGGACCGGCAATCCTGATATTGATAACGCAATCATCATGCTCGACCGCATAGATACGCTGGAAAGTTGCGATGATGACCGTATTGATGCGATTAAGGCTGTTTTGCGTAGACTGGCTGGCAACTATCCGGTAACTCCGGATGGTTGGGTTATGGTGCCGAAGGAGTTAACACCGGAAATGATGAGAGCCGTTCAGATTAGAAGTGAGCTTGGAGGGTATGCCACTTCCAATCTATCTGGTGCATACAATATGTTTTCTGAGTTCTGGAATGTTGCTGTCTCAGCTGCGCCTAAGGTGGGTGATTTATGAATCTATATCGCTGCCCATTCTGTGGTTCCACTGTGCTTAACATCGGATACTCATTCAGTATCAGAGGGAAAATGCGCTATGTGTCATGCAAATGTGGTGCCCAAGGACCAGAAAAACGAACTAGATCTGAAGCGATTTCTTCATGGAATAGTCGAATGAAAGTATGGGTTTATGATCCAGAAACAATATTAAACGTTGAAGAGCGCAGGAGAACAGAAGTCTATATTCATAACCTTAATGAAGATGGATTTACACCAGTGCTTGTAAAAGCTACTCCGCAGGAGGTTAACCGTGGCTAACCTGCAACTTGCCGTCAAAGGTGAATACTTCGATGCCATGATTCGCGGAGAGAAAACGGAAGAGTATCGCTTGTGTAATGACTACTGGAATAAGCGAATTATGTTCCGGGAGTATGACCGCCTGATTATCACAAAGGGATATCCGAAGCGCGACGATTCCAGCCGAAGAATTGATGTTCCGTATGACGGATATGAAATCAAGATAATCACGCATCCGCACTTCGGTGATAAACCGGTAAAGGTGTTCGCGATAAAGGTAAATATCGGCAATGAATAACAATCCTCGCACTCGCGGGGATTTCTTTTATCTGAACTCGCTACTGCGAGTTTTGTTTTATGGAGATGATAAATGCACTTCCGAGTTACAGGTGAATGGAATGGAGAACCATTCAACAGAGTTATCGAAGCAGAGAACATCAATGACTGCTATGACCACTGGATGCTGTGGGCGCAGATAGCACATGCAGACGTAACCAATATTCGAATTGAAGAACTGAAAGAACATCAAGCCGCCTGATGGCGGTTTTTTATTGCCTGATTTGCAGGTTCGATTCCCTATTCGGAGATAGCACTCATGCAACACGAACTACAACCTGATTCACTGGTTGATTTGAAATTCATCATGGCCGATACTGGCTTCGGTAAAACCTTCATCTATGACCGGATTAAGTCCGGCGACCTGCCTAAAGCCAAAGTTATCCACGGGCGAGCAAGATGGTTATATCGTGACCATTGTGAATTCAAAAATAAGCTCTTAAGCCGCGCCAATGGGTAAAATAGCGGGTAAAATATTTCTCACACCTAAAAAACACCATTCCAATCAATCCCCTGCCGCTTCAAGTAGATGTCTGCAGGGGACACCATTTATCAGTTCGCTCCCATCCGTACCAGTCCGCAAAATCCCCTGAATATCAAGCCTTCCGTAGATTCACAGTTCGTAATGGTTCGCGTCAGATCGTTGACAGCCGCACTCCATGACGGGTAAAAAGTGGATAAAATAATTTTACCCACCGGATTTTTACCCATGCTCACCGTTAAGCAGATTGAAGCAGCAAAGCCGAAAGAAAAACCATACCGCCTTCTCGATGGTAATGGCCTGTACCTTTATGTTCCTGTATCCGGGAAAAAGGTATGGCAGCTTCGCTACAAGATTGACGGTAAGGAGAAAATCCTGACCGTCGGAAAATATCCGCTTATGACTTTGCAGGAGGCAAGAGATAAAGCATGGACCGCGAGGAAAGACATCTCGGTTGGCATCGATCCGGTAAAAGCGAAAAAGGCTTCGTCTAACAACAATTCCTTTAGTGCGATTTACAAGGAATGGTACGAGCACAAGAAGCAAGTCTGGTCAGTAGGGTATGCGACTGAACTTGCAAAAATGTTTGATGACGACATTTTACCTATCATCGGCGGCCTTGAAATTCAGGATATTGAGCCGATGCAACTGCTGGAAGTAATCCGTAGATTTGAAGATCGCGGTGCAATGGAGCGAGCCAACAAAGCCCGCAGAAGATGCGGCGAGGTTTTCCGTTACGCTATTGTCACTGGTAGGGCTAAATATAACCCGGCACCTGACCTTGCTGACGCCATGAAGGGATACCGCAAGAAGAACTTCCCATTTTTACCTGCCGACCAGATCCCGGCATTCAACAAAGCACTTGCAACATTTTCAGGAAGTATCGTATCGCTCATTGCGACCAAAGTTTTACGCTACACAGCCCTAAGAACAAAAGAGCTTCGTTCCATGCTATGGAAGAACGTCGATTTTGAAAACAGGATTATCACCATCGACGCCAGTGTGATGAAGGGACGCAAAATTCATGTTGTCCCGATGTCAGACCAGGTGGTTGAACTTCTCACTACACTAAGCTCAATCACTAAACCAGTATCAGAGTTTGTTTTTTCCGGGCGCAACGATAAGAAGAAGCCAATCTGCGAGAACGCGGTGCTACTTGTGATCAAACAAATCGGCTATGAAGGTCTGGAAAGCGGTCACGGATTCAGGCATGAATTCAGCACGATTATGAACGAGCACGAATGGCCTGCCGACGCCATTGAAGTGCAACTGGCACATGCCAACGGCGGATCTGTACGTGGAATTTACAACCATGCTCAGTATCTCGATAAGCGCAGAGAAATGATGCAATGGTGGGCGGACTGGCTTGATGAAAAGGTAGAGTGAGCGACCTTAAACTATCGAATAGCACAAAGTCTTGCAATCCAGTGCAAAGCTTTGTGCGCCTCAGTTTTGTCTAAGCATTCTACTGAAAACATAGTAAAATCGGTAACGGCTGGAAATCATTCAATACTCGCACTATCGGAAGTTCACCAGCCAGCCGCAGTATTCTGCCATGACAAGTTGCTGCGGCTTTTATGTTGAACGGATCAACAGCC